CCTGCCTGCTCGTACTGTAGCTGCTTCTCCATAATTGCAAGAGCAGTTGCTTCAATACGTTGTTTGTTTCGAGGCAGCTCGTTGGAGATATTGATCTCATAATTGAAAACAGTATCTTTCCCAAACATTGAAAAGTCAGTTTTGATTGTCTCCCACTTCCGGGTACGCGGGTTCTGAAAGAACAGTTCCCGCTTTGTCTTATGATGAATAAAGTTGAACAAGATCAGTTTGGTTAACTGTTTGGCATATTCTTCATAGAGAATAATTTTGGGTGCATCAATCAAGGTCACCCGGGAAAGCATGTCTTCCATGCCACCTGTAGTAAGCACTGATCCAGTGTCCCTACCCATGTACCGGTCATCTACCCCGGTTACATTGCCAATGTTGTCCAACATTTTGCTCTGTAACACGGGAACCGAAGGAGATGGTTTCGGGAATTCATGATAATGCACAGCTTTGCTCGCATCTCCCCGACAAATAAATGTTTTATCTGCTTCGGATCCGTGTTTAATAAACGTATCCATATTAATCTGGCTGTCAGCACTGACGAATTTTGGCGGCTTTTGGTTTTTATATTCTGCAGTGAACTGAATTGAATCCATTAAATTGTAAACCACGTCGTTTGCAAAAATCTTTGCACATTCGCTGGCGCCGATAAGATCTTCCGCTGGTTCATTGCAGTACATGATGGCAAATGGGAAGATACTTGGCTGAATGTCTTCAATCGCGTACAAGATATGAGCCATGTCAATAATGTGTATTTCATGGATCTTGCCTTGATCCCGAACCCAAGCTGTCATAAGAACGTGGTACTTTTCTGCATTATTGTATGCCGCCTGTCCAAGTTGCTGAAGTCCAAGAGAAATAGGAATACGGTCTGTGAATTCTGGACTTGCTTTGTATCGTTTATACCCTTCGGCATAAAGATCATTTCCTTCAAAGATTGATTCATGAAAAATGTCATATGTAAAACAGTATGACGAAGTATCCAGTTCTGTAGCGTATGGGTCGCGCCGGAATTTCATTGGATTAATGTTTTTTAAACTAAGGTCACCCTGATATGCGTTTGCTCCAGAGCCTCCCATAATTGCATCATCCCAACCAACCTGAGTAATACCAATATTCAGAAGCGCACAACGTTCGCCGGCTTTAAACTGATAGAGGTTTACTTTGTTCAGCGCCCAGATCCGTTCAAGGAACACGTTGATATTCTTAATGATGTCCTTATCCTGCTGGGAGGTTGGTACAACGTTGGCGCCCTTGGTCACAGAATAGATGGATGCAAGCAAACCAGTCTTTACCTTGGTAACCAAATTGGTATCGGGTAAAAGCTGGTAATCCGGCATGGTAACTTTCAATGCTTGCCATAGTCTGCCCTTATCGACAGCATCAAGCATTTGCATGCGAAGAAGTTCCTTATCATATAATGGTTTGGTGTCTTCCCACATTTTTATGAACTTTTCTTTTGTCCAACCGGCTGCTTGTAAATTTTTAATGCTGACCGGAAGCTCCACTGTGGTTTCCGGAGTGCTTGTGCTGTCTGTTTTGCTCATGCCGTTTTACCTCCGTTCTGTTTTGGATCTTCCGGACGCGGAACACCCATAATATCTTGTAATGAGCTGGCGATCTTGCGTAAAGTATCTTGAGTTTCCTGATACTCATCGTCAAGTTTCTTTTGTTCTGCAAGAATATTTGCTGCAGCTGCTTGTTCTTTTGCGTCAGTTTCACATGGAGCCGCCGGCTGTTGCGCAACATATTCCTTATGTGTGACAACCCGGATAGTGACTCCCTGCTTACAGGCGATCATAAGCACGATTGCAAAAAATATAATCACTGCCAAAGCAACTGTTTCTAAAGTCATAACGCATTCCTCCTAAAAATAATCAGTATAGCGCTCAAGTCCATATGCACCGGGTTGTGGTGGAGCCGGATCTGAGAGTGCAAAAGAGCCATAAGCAATACTGCGCTTGCGTTCTTCCACTGCAAGTGGGTTCCCGGCACCATCAAAAGAACCAAGGTAAAGTGCTGAAGGATCTGCCGGCAGTCGCATGCATGCCCACTCAACAGCATTTATGCCGTGATTGTTCTTATCAACCGGCATTTCCGAGGCTTTTGTTTGCTTATCCAAGGTTCTGTCTGCGAATTTATAGCTCTCAAATTCTTGTCGTAATTGAACGCAGGTGTCAAAGATTTTGATATGACCACACTCAAAGTAAGTGTTCAACCTGAATATCCGGGCATCCAATGGAACGTCCCCGGTTTCAAACAGGATTCCATAATCAGCAAAGTGGTCAATCAAAGATTTCTTCATATAATCCCGGCGTGGTCCCGTTTTTGGATCAATCACCGGAGTGCAGTACATACCCCCGATGGGAATATCACTGGTTTCTGCTTTAAATATGTTTGCGAGTGTTTCAACATTTGTTTCATTGCATCGAGCTTCTTTATATATATATACCTTAGAATGTTCAACATCGAGTGCTGCAAATATAAATACACTGGGATCCACCAAGCCATAGTCAAAAGCTATGATCCGGCGCCAGTGAGATGGAATTTCAAATCCAGGAATGAAGTGTTTAGATGCACTCGGGTAAACCAGTCCTTCAGAATAAGAGAATGATCCATGAAGAAATTTATTTATCCACCAAACTGGTTTACCACGAGATACATTGGGATAGAAATCTTTAGGCAAGTATGCATTTACGTCAGTTGCGGCAATGTGCGCACTAATGGCGGGGTCCAACTGAGCCGGATCCTGAACAAGGTCGTTGTCCAGAACAGAGCCATAAAATTTAATATTGCCGGCACGAAGTACGATTTCAGTACGAACCCATCCGGCATCTGGATTGGATTCGATGATTCCCTTGCGCCAATCGGCTTTGTACATAGGAACAGTTGTGCCATTGATGTTTTCATAAACAATATTGCCTTCTTCGTCTTTCTCAGCAATCGCAGCATGCATATTTCTAAGACGAGTCTGGAGTTGGGTAAAAGCTGTGAACTTCACTTCCGAACCTTCAAGTATGACAAACATGGTTGCGTTATATGAGCGCAGCTTTTCCGGATCGTCGAATGGTCGAAATATGATACGGCACCCATTGATTAAATCAATAGATGCCTTCTGGAGTGAGTAAGACTTTACAAACTTGGCTGGTAAGTCAGCTTCAAGTTCTTTTTTAATGGTTTGTTCAAACTGGGAGGCAACGTTCGCACCAATAATGATCAATCCATTTGGTGTCAGAAAGGCATGCTTTAGGACTTCAGCCCGGGTTGTATATGTTTTGCCGGTGCCATACCCGCCAAAATTGCCAATATACCGGGATGAATCCGCATGCACTGCCATCTGATGAGGCATAGGAATGTAAGTCCACACAAAGGTATTGCAACTCATGCACTCCATAAAGAATTCTGATGGAGCGCCGGAGTGGGAAATAGCTTTTTGCAGCGCCCGTCCACATCTCGGGCATTCTGTGAAACTATGCGTTATCATAGTACACATCTCCTAGTCCTCATTTTGTGATCACTATACCATATATTGTGATAAAAGTAAAGAGACCCGGTATGGGGTCCAGGTCTCTTTCTCGAAAGGAGATCTTTGCTATGAGCGAGGCTTTACAGCCTTCTTTATTTTATCGAGTTCCCGTGCGGCTTGGCGTCTTTGCTGCCGGTTCGTGCCAACGTAGGCTTCGTCGATCAGCGAATCTTCCGCTTGCCGTATTGCATCTGCTGTCAGGTCAGGTCTTTCCGTATATTCCGGGGCAAAAAGCCGCAGAGTTCCAGAAAAACTGATGTTTAACAGGTTATATAGAGCTTCTTTTGCCAAAAGCTCTTTCCCGGCAGGTGCATTTTCCACAGCTTTCTTGAAAAACTCAAGAATAACGGTGGTCATTGCCGCAATAAACGGCTCTGCCCGGGCTTCACCATGGGTTTCAAAGTAAATTTTGCCTTCTTCCGCTTTGATCATGACCGAAAAATTCTCGTCGGTTGGGAGAAAGTTTGGATCTTCAAAGCGTGCAGTACGAGCGAGGTCTTCCATTTTTTAAAATCCTCCAAAAGATCCGGATACAGGACCGGGATAATAATTCTCTCCGTCCTTTGCAAACCGTCGTTCTTCCAAATCCATTTGCCGGAGCCGCAATTGACCTTCACGAATGGCGTTATAGCCATGCATCAAAGTTGAAAGAGCGTTCAGATTCAGTTTTGGATCAGACGTCAGGATTGCGATCCGGTTTTCAAGGCATTGGAGCATCCGGGTCGTTGGATTCATGTCAATTTGCAGTGCTCTTTGAGACTGGTTCATGTGATCAGCTTGGCGTTTCATAGCCGCTGCTATCGAGTTCTTAACTTCTTGAGTAGGTTCTTCCGCGACAGGCGGGGTCTTTTCAGAATTGATAGTTTCTTTTCTCATGGATCTAAGTCCTCCTATACATATAGTTTAACAAAAAACGGTTTTAAAGGCAAGGGGGTGGTTAAAAATAATTTGTTGAAATGAAAAATAAATGTATTAGAGAAAGAAAAGAAAAATATATATGTATATATATATGTATATAGTAATATATAAATTTTTAAAACCCACCCCCCATCTCTTACGACGTATATCGAGGGAGACCACTCGCAAAGGAAAAGCTCAGAGCTTTCCTTCGCTCGACTGTCATCAGCTGATACCAACATCGGATTCACTTCACCCAGTGCAACACGTAACATTACGGTAAACCATGCACATGCACTTCAACTCTGCTTAGTTGCTTGCTCACATTGACTCTCAACTTGTTTGCCCATTTCTAGTTTTGCCTGCCACTTTAGCACCTCCTTAACACATTTCCTTATTCTATTGCTCGTTCACTCAATTACAACAGGCTTTCGCGGCATATCCTCGCTACGCTCCGGTATTCCACGTCCTGTACGACGCTTCGCGTCTTGTAATCTCATTCTCTCGCAATCTGGAGAATAAGAAAATGTTGGAGGTACTAAAGATGGCGAAAACAGAGAAATGGGAACAAGTTGGAGCAATGTGGGACAAGACTAAGAAGGTTGAAGGCGCTGATGTGCCTGGTTTCTTTATCGTAATTAACGATGTTGCTTACTGGGCTCGAATGAATCCCGGTGCTGTTGGTAAACAGCCTGATTTCACAATCAGTTTGATGCCAGCTCGCGAATCAACGGAAAGCTCTAAATGAGCTTTCCCTTTTTTTGCTCGTGGGATAAATTATAATTAAAACAGTGCAGAAAACATAATCCGTCGGTTCTTCGTCTTGCCTTATATTGTAAATTCTATATGTAACACTTTCGTAACATATAGAGTTATAATATATATTATATATATAATTATTATTATTATAAAAATAATAAAAATAATAAAATAAAAAAGATTTTAAAAAAACCGAAAAAAAAATATTTAAAAGGTGTATACAAAAGTGTATGCACTTGAGAAATATTTACCATATATTTTGAAATCTATTTCCACTTACTGTAAATGAATACAATAACGTATACACAATCACTATTTTTTAATTTTATACTTTTCACACCTGTTATACCTATATAATTATTACAATTCTGTTACAATGGATGGAAAAGAAAGTTCGCTCCTTCCACTGGTTCGCTTCGCTCACCGCACAAGCCTCGTTACAAGATCAAGAGTACACTTCGTCGCTTCGCGCTCTTGACTTGCTCCTCGTATTGTGCCAATTCTTTTTAAAATTTAATTAAAAAGGAGATTTAAACCATGAAACATTTTAACTATGATGACCTTGATGATTGCTTTTTCCAACTCGCTGAATATGCTGAAAACGGTAACACTGCTTTAAGCATAATGAGTGAATCCGAGGGACCGATTGCTACCTGCACTGTAAACCTTGATAAACTACCATCCTCAGATCTTGCCGCAATTAAAAACTATTCTGAAAACGCCGGCATGGATCAATTCCTCGCCCGTCTAAAAGTGATCACTGAACAAGTACACAACATCAACTCTGGCTATGTTACAATTCCCATCTACCGACTTGACCTTGAAGAAATCGCAAAATACACCTATAAAGGAGATGAATAAAATGAAAATCATAACTTACAACATCAAAGTAATGCTTAATGATGAACAAACACCTGAAGCAGACTCTGTTGAATTCCGGCTTGTAAGAGCTGTCAAAAATCAACTCACTGCTGAACTCTATGATGAAAAAATCACAGACTACAAATTAATTATTGGAGGTAAATAACATGAAAATTATTAAAAAAGGGCTTGTACCACCTAAACATTTGGTACACACTGAAGAATTTCATGGAGAAATTGAATGCTATCACTGCAACAGTGTCCTTGAAATTACACAAAAAGATGCATTTCATGCCTCATTTCCACAAAGCCTATATGTTATCTGTCCTGTTTGTGGCTGGCGGGCATACTTTTACACACATCAACTCAAACCAGTCACTAAACAACATGTGACACAAACTCTTGTTTCATACCTAAATGAAATACAACAAGAGCTTATACAACAACTTCCCGGACTCACAGCAAAATCTGCAAAAAGAAGATGGATTCACAAACACCTTGATACCATCGAATTTGTACTTACATTCCTGAATAAATAAAAGAAAAAATTAAATTGGAGGTAATAAAAATGAAAGAAGTCTTTGGTGATCTATTCACCACAATCAAATCTCCCGCTTACTCTGGATTCTGTATCACAACCAATGGCTTTGTCAAAAATAACGGCAACGCTGTCATGGGACGCGGAATCGCTCTTGAAATTCAAAAATACTTCCCAAACATACCTGCAACTCTGGGTAATGCAATTAAATTACACGGCAATCACACCCACCTTATCAGAATAACTGATAACTTTGGACCACACAGCAATGGCACTTGTAAAGCAATCTACAGCTTTCCTGTAAAACACAACTGGTGGGAAGAAGCAGATATTGATCTTATAAAAAGATCCTGCCGTGAATTACTTGATTATCTCTTACCCTTTGACAGAATACTTTTACCTCGCCCTGGATGTGGCAACGGCAAACTCGACTGGCAAACTCAAGTTAAACCTGTCATTGAACCAATCCTTGATGATCGTGTTCATATAATAACCTGGAGGTAAGTAAAATGAAAACAAAATTCAAAGGACCAGAAATCATTATAATCCGTGAAAATCTCGTATCCATTCAAGTCTGCACATCAATCCCACCATCTAAAATGGATACCATTCCTGAAAAACTTATCACCTGCCATGGTGAAACTGGTACAATCTGCGGTAAATGGGTACTGGATCCCAAACAACCACCAATAAAATGTGATAAGTATTTCAAACGCTGGCACTACGTGCTGTATTGCTAAGGAGGACAACCCAATGAAAATGAATCCTTTATATCGTCCAATCTTTACCTCACATAATAAAAAGAAAGCAATAAAAGAAACCCTTGAAGCAGTAGGAATTTTCGCTTTAATCTTCGTAGTCGGCGTCGTGCTGCTCTGCGTTCTAAAAGCATCCTGCTAAAAAGAAACACTTAATCCGTTGTGGTAAAATCGCTAAAGATAAGAGGTACATATCATGGAAACAAACTTAATACTTTTAATCACTGATGATAAATTAAGAAATGCAACCTATGATGTTGCAACTCGCTCAAAGAAATATACCAGAGTGGCTAAATACTCTAATGTCGCTTGGGCTCAGATATTCAACGCTGGACCCGAGACACAATTAAAAATTCTTTGTGATTCCTATCTGGATTACAAAGTATACAATGAACTTCTCGGATTCATAAAATTCGGGATCACTCACAACATGCCTGTCCAGGTGGTAATCAAAGATATGCTTGAAACCTACACTTTCAATGCCATCTGCAATCGCAAAGTTGAAGGTACTGCCGTTCAAAAAATCAGATACAAACGAGATGGTAACTGGGAAACCAGTTTTAAATCCGTCCGGAAAGAAACAACACTCGGCGCTTCTACCTGGCAACAAGTTGAAGATGAAATATCTCCTATAAAAAGACTGTTTGCAATTAACAAACACTTTACAGAAGAAATGCACTTCAAAGAAGAAATGTCTGCCGCCCTGCTTATTGGCACAGAAGATCTTCGCACCATTCCCATTGATGAAGCCTGGGATTATTGCAGAATATATGGACCTGCCTATGGACTGGATTTAATTTACCTGCCCATCAGCAGAGACTCTGTTCCTAAAGAGTGGCTCCTGAACCGGCATAATATCAAATTGGATGCCATTCATGATGAAAAAGCAAGACTCAACAGAGTCCTGCAAACATCTCCCATTGAATATGAAAGTCAGATTTATAACCAACTG